TACTGATTTTCCTTTTACCTTTGAGAACAATTCTTTTACTAATTGAGGCGGATATAATGTGCCTGCTTCTAATGCTGTTTTATCTGTCATATTTATTTCCTCTTTTCTTTTTGTTTTATAGATTTAATTGTTGCAACACTTGTCGCATTGATGCTGTGCTTGAATCAACTTCTGGCTCATTCGATTTCATTGGCGCGACTACTTGTTTTTGTTTAACAAATGCAGATAATCGTTCTGCATCAGCTTGCAAGCTCTCTTCATCGCTTCCTTGAAGTCGTTCGGCTAAGTCATAAGGCAATCCATTGCGAACAGCAATTTGAGCTTTAAGCTGTGATGCTTTGTATTCGTCTGAGACTTTCTGCAGCTCCGCGAATTCTGCCTCTTTAGCGCTAATAAGGCCATCTTTCTCGATGAGCAGCTGATTATTTGCCTCGATTGTTGAAAGCAGTCCAGCTCTTTCTTCTTCCAATTCCTTCACACGGTTTTCAAGCTCTTCAGTTTTTGCTTGCGCACGTTTAATTCGCTCACTAACAATCTTGTTAAGCTCTTCTTGTGTAAATGTTGTATTTTCAGACATATAATGTCTCCTTTCCCTCTTTAACCTGTGAGTCCAGTAGATTTTTTTATTAAAAAAAAGCCGCTATATAAATAGCCGCTTTTAGTTTAATAACTGATTTTTTGAACGCGCTTAGGCTTAGCCGTAGCGCATGCCCAGTGTGCCAATAGCGCACTGTCCATTAAGCTGATATCGACATCATCAAAGTGTGAACGATATCCAAAGCCACCATTCGAGCCTATATTTCGCTTGTCGCAGTTTGTTACAACTTTTGACAGCGAGGGCTGACCAGAGTGGCAAATTGTTTTCTGGTAGATGCCTTGCTCCCATAGCGCATTAGCCACGATTATCTCTTTAACCGTTGGCAGCACGACATTCTTAATCCTGTACTCTCTTAACTCGTCATCTAGCACCTTTTGACCAGAAGCGCCATCGATAACAATTTGAGCAACGTTTGCTTTTTTAAGAAATGACACAATCCAGTCATTTCCATTTCGGACTGATTGGCAATCAACTGCCTCAACGAATATATCTCCATAATCCGTCTTAACAGCGATGCTTAATGCAACGTTCGTACCATCTTGACCATACTTAATACCAGCAAATAGCTGCCCTTTAAATTTAGGCATTTCTTCAATTCTCAATGCTTCCCATTCTGTCTCTGAGATAGCTGATTTCTGATTATATTTAGGCCAAAAGCCGAGCCGCTGCACGTTATGATCGAGCTTGTCATCACCAAGTTCCGCCTCAATCTTCCGCTCATCTAAGTGATATCCCATTGATGGGTTTGACTGATACCAGGCTTCTACATCGTTAATATCTCGTTCTTCTGGAACTGACCACTCCGCCCATCCAGAATACTTCGCTCTACCAAATAGGCATGCTTCCCTAAATTTAGAGAATACAGTTCCGCTGGATACAGGAGTTGGAGGCGTTCCACATAGAATAGTGATAGGATTGTCACTATCGGTTACTGTATATTTAAGAGCCGATTCTTGCTCTGTAGTGTACTCTTGCGCTTCATCGATAACTAAGATATCGAATCCTTCACCGAGTCCTCCGTTCGATGTTCTCGTTCTGAACTGGATAACTCCTCCAGTAGCGTACAGCTCGATACGTTCTTGACCTTTAGCTCTAATCGAGTTGAAGTCTTCTCCATCCACATATCCCATTTTTTCAAGATACTTTTTCATCTTTTCGAATGATGAATGCGATGTACTGATTCTGTGTGCCGTATGCAGGATGTTCAATCCTTTATGCAGCGCCCACAATTCTACAATGTAGAGAATCTCAGACTTTCCGTTTCGCCGTGGAATTGAATATCCGAATTTTTGATGAACCCATAGTCCTTTTTTATCCAAAGCCATAACAGGCTCCAGAAGCTTTTTCTGCCATGTATAACATGACAGTCCTGTCTTCTCGTATATCTCAATGGCTTCTTTAGCTAGAGAACGCTTTTTGACAAATGGCAAGAGGACAGCTTGTGTAGGAATTTGATTCCCATATTTCTTCCTAGCCACTCAATCATCCTTTCTATTTTCCAGCCTTTTTAGCAGCAGCTTTGTCTTTTAATTCAAGATATGCTGCGCTCTTTTGATTTTTTTGATTTACAAAATCTTGTAATGAGATGTTATTCATTGCTGCTCGTCCAAGCTTCTTCACAATAGCTTGATATTCTCGTCTGTCTTCGGATGCCAGATTATCTGCCACATCACTCTCGCGCTGCTTGTTGAATGCAGCACGCGTATTAACCTCATTACTCCACTTTTTAGACCAGACATTTTGTTTCTTGCCATCGCCTGGATGGTAATCAATAGTGCATGTACATCTATCATGTCTTTTAAACACATCCCTACTAACACCAGGATAGTGATACACTCCAGCGATTTTGTCGCACCAATCGCAACAATTACCATCCGTGCTGCGGATGATTTTAGGCTGTAGTCCAGCGTTGTAATGGAAGTCTGCATTAACTTGGATATGCTTATCTACTACATTTTTGCTGAAATTCACTACTGGTTCACCTAGAATCCATGAAACATCATCAAATGTATTCTCATAAGCTATGCGATTGATTAAGCTGTCTATTCTCGCTTGATTTATAGGTGCTTGAATCGACTTCAATCCAATTCCAGCCTCTTTGTTAAGCGTTTCTTGCACCCTCATAGCATAAGAACTAACCATCCTGTGGTTAGTTCCTAGTACATCGTTTAAGATACGCTCTGCAATGTTGTAATACATTTTTCCGTCTGGTAGCACAGCACTGCTAATGTTCTGCTGTAGAGCCTCTGAGATTAATCTTCCGAGCGATACGGCAAATTCGTGCGCATCGATGAAGTTAGCTTTACCATTTGTTAATAGAAGCAGCAATCTTTTTAATTCTGGATTATTCTCAGCAGCTTCAAAGAAATCTTTTTGAATTTTCTCAAGCAGTCCTGGAACAATATCATCCATTCATATCAGCTCCTTTCACATTTATTGCTAACCACATCATTATTCAGCAGTTTTATCTTCAATTTTAGTTTTATTCAGCATGTCCATTGCTTCTGCCTCGCTCATTCCTGTTGACATAAGCAGCGTGATTCCATTTTCTTTAGAAAGGACACCTTTCTGGTAATTACTGAGCAGTGAAGTTATCTCATAAGTTGAGATAATCCTATTTTTCTGTTTATCAGCTCCATTTTCATTAGCTGCCGTTTTTTGCTCTATTACCTCTTGTGCAGGTTTAACATCCATATTTCCTTTAATTCCGCTCAAATCGTAGATAATATCTGGAGTCAAGAAGTTAGGCATTGCTTGATTAAATTTAGAAACGGCATCACCTAATAGAGACAGTGCCGACACATCCGCTTCAAACAACGGTTCCCACTTAAGTACTGTATTAGAGAATTCTTTTCTCAAGTAACGTACTTCATCGCGTAGGCATACAGATACATACGCTACATTAAGAAGCCCAGAACCTAGAGAACGCTGTGCAGCCTTTCCAGCAAGTCTTAAGTTCTCATGGCTTGCCTTGATAGCTTCAACGCTTGACGGATTATCTGACACAAAGCCTAAATCATCAAGTGTTAATCCAGTTTCACCAGCGAATCCAGCAGCAGCCATCTTGAGCTGCTCGACAAATGGAGTCATGCTTGCTGCAGTGAACTGCCCTACAGTAGGCTTATCTCTGTCATCGTCTTTAGTAAACATGATGAAGCTTGAGACAGTCGCTTTCCAGCTTTCCATTGGCTGCGCATCCTGGCTAACTCCAAGCACATACTTTTGAGGAAATGAATAGAATTCAGCAGTCACTTCTGAACGCTCAATAGTGCGCTGCGCTGTCTTCTGATAATCAATCCCAGAGCGAGTGATACGAGAACGCCCAAACGGTCTAGAGGCGTCTGGTCTGTGAATCACTGGCACCAGCAATGGAATTCCAGTAGGATTTTCAATCGAGTAAGGCTCTTCATTGATTGGATAGAAGATTGTCTCGTCTGGAGTGAAATACGCTTCTAATGTTGGAGTGTTGTTTTCTCCTCGTTTAAGTACCGCGTAGCCTTCTGTTAATAGGTTAGTGATTGGATCTAGCACACCAGTCGCATTGCTTGCCTCGATGACTTGCAAGCGTGGCATTCCTTCTTCATCCTTCGAAATATAGATGAAGCAGCATGAGCCAATCAACGCGGATAGGATTGCTGAATCAAAGAAGATATCTGGATTGTTAAATCGGAATATCTCATTAGCGTTAAAATTGTCGTTTGCAAATTCTCTGAACACTAATCTATCAGCCAGGCTGTCCACTGCTTTTGTAGTCCAGCCAAGTACTGTCTTGTATTTATCTCTAATCTGTGCTGGAATCGTAATTCCATCCGAATTATCAACTTTTTGCATTGAATAGTAGTCATATCGCATTAATACTCTGCTGCGATATAGACTCAGCTTCTTCTGCAGATATGCTTTCCCTTTCAGTTCCATTTTTTTCTCCTTTTCGTGTTTTTGGCGCGAGAAAATATGTACA